CGGTCACGACGGCGCAGGGATCATCCATATCCACCTGCGCGCCGTCGATCTCAACCATCGTGGGCATCACGCATCCTCGCGCTGGGTTTTGGGCGACGCGTCGTCGGGAGCATCATCACCCTTCGCATTGGGGTTGCGCTCAAACGGCGACGGCAGACCAGCAGCGGCATAGCGAGCGTGCTCGCGCTGGCGCTGCTCGAACACCTCGTCAGGGTCCTTCCCGACTTCCGCACACTCGTCGGCCAGCGTGGACGTCCCGTTGTACAATCGCTCGCTCGACGCCTTCGCACTCTTGAGATCGTCTGCGGTTGGCTTCGCCGGCCCCTGCCACAGCGCCCAGCAAAAACGATCGCGGTTGGCGCGGAACACGTCATAGCCGCCTTTGACCGACAGCCGTCCCTCGCCGATCTCCTCGTCGAGCCAGCTCTCATAAATCATCTGACTGATCGGAGCGGCGCTGCGGTCGCGGCGCCGGGTCACCACTGGCCAGATGGTCGCGTTGTCCATGCGCACGGACGAATAGGTCGCGCTCTCATGGTTCATGGTCATGCTGCCATGCGTGATGCCGATCGCACGCGCCATGTCGCGCGACAGCTCGCGGCTGACCGGCAGGAACTGCGGACCGGGCGTCTGCGTCGAAAGCAGACGCAGATCCTCGTCAGGCGCCAGATGCGAGATCTGCGGCGAGTCGCTGATCGCGATTTCGCCTTCGGCGGCGCGGTCGAGCCGGGACATGAAGTAGTCCTTAAACTCGTCGGAATAGCTCACCGGCTTGGTGCCATCGGGACCAGGCACGTCCTCGCTCATCGCCTCGATCGCCTCGAACGCCTCTTTCGACGGCGTCTTGCTGGTCAGCACCGCCGCAAAGACGGTCTGAAGGATCGCCGTCTGGATCGTCGTATCGACGAGGATGTCGCGCTGAATGTGTAGCCGGAATGCTGCGGCCATGCGGCTGATGCCCCGGACGTCACCTGCATCGAGCGGATCAAACACATGCGCGACGGTTTGGCGGCCGTCGAGATCATAGGCGCGATAGTCGCGCTTGACGGTGATGCCGCTCTCGCGATCCTCGATCCGATAGGCGAGCGGACGGCCATTCGGATCATGGATGACGCCCTGATACAGGCCCTCGATCTCGTTGGTGTCCTGGACGAGCCGGCTCGGTGTCACCATGCACATCTTGGTGCCGCTGGTGATGCCGTAGCTCTGGCGCTGCGCCGGTGTCATATAGCTGAGGACACCAAGCGCCTCGCCATAGACCATGTCCCAACGCAGCGCGATGTCGATCATCTGGGGGATGATCAGCTTGCCGCGTTGGTCACACTCGCGCGGCGACCACGCATAGCGCTTCCAGCGCTGCTTGATGGTCTTCACGAGGGTCGCGATCTCGTCCGCCGAGTACCCGACGCCGGTGAGATCCGGCTGCGGATTGAGGACGAGCTCGGTGCCGACCGTGTCGGCAATGACCTGGTCGGCCGCCCCGCGCAGAATGCCGGAATTCTGGATCAGATCCATCGCGAGCGCAGCAGCTCGACGCCAAGCGACCCGCACTTCCTCCCGGTGCTCGCGAAGCGCGGGAGAGCGCATCGTCAGCACCTTGGACTTCGTATCGCGCAGATAGCCCGCCTGCGCCTTCGGCATCGAGGCGACCGCTGCCGGCTTGCCGGCGATCGACGACGACGACGCCCTGCCCTTGCCCGCGGTGACCTTTGCGGGACGAACCTTCGTTGCTGAAGATGCTGAACGACGCTTCGTCACTTCCTGTTCTTCCATTTGTCACGACGGGCGGCCGTGCGCTCGCTGCGCTCGGCCGGCGTCTCGGAACTCTTGCGCTCAAAGGGCGACGGCAGCTTTTGTGCTGCCTCGAAAAGATCAGGCGCGACACTCACGCCATGGACGGCCACGAGCAGCTCGGCCCATCGCGCATCGTTGAGCCGGCGTTTGTGTTCGAGGTGCCATGCAAGCGCCGTCACATAGACAGCGACGTCGAACCAGTCATTCGGGCGACCGAGGATCCGCTTCCATTCGCGGATAGCACTCGTCTTGATCATCCGGCGGGCACGCCGTGTGATCGTCGCTTTCGCCTCCTCGTCTGGATCAACGAGGCGTTCGGCCGTCATTTCCTTCGCGAACTCCTCGTCGCAGAGCTCCTGCGAGAGGTGGTAAGTGTTGCGAGGCCACTGCCCGGCGTTGTTCGGACCGGCGACGAAGTTCGCCAAGCCAGCGACCACTTCGGTTTTCACATCGTACAGGCCGACCGGATACAGCAGCACCTTTGAGACGATGCGCTTGAAGCGATCCTTGATGTCTTTCTTTTTCGGCGTGCCGAGCCAAGGCAAACCGATCTTGTGCTGACCATCGAGCGCATAGACGTTCGGGCGGCCAGAGCAGAACTTGTAGACGCGCTCCGTTGCGAAGCCGGAGTCGACGCCGTGAAGGTCGATCCCCTTCTGCGATCCGCCGGCCGTCTCATAGGTGCGAGCCTGCGCATCGGCGAGAGCGATCCACGCATCGTCCACCTGGTCGGGCGCCCCCGCGAACACCTCGCGATCGATGAGCCAGCGCTGCCCGCGCGGCCCGATGGCATAAACCGCCCACTTGATGCCGTAGCCCTGCACGTCGGCGCCGGACACCAGCAGGCCGGCCTCTGCCGGGATCTTGCCACGCGGAAACGGATACTTCCGTGCGGCCTCGACAACCTTGTCGTGTTCGACGGCTACCCCACCCGGATCATACGGTTCTGCCAGATCCTGCTGATAGAACACGCGCAGCTTCGTCGTATCGCCCTGCGCCTCGAACCAGCGCTTGAGGATCTCCGAGAACCGCTCGCGAGGCGCATAGGCCGCCCACAGATGGTAGGTCGGCTGCCATTCGCTGCAGCGGCCCTCGCAGGGGTCACAGCGCCACTTGCCGAGATCCTCTGGCTTGATGACAAGCGGGACATCCGGCTCGCCCTCACGCACGCGCCGGGCAATCCAGATACCCTCAATGAGGATCTCCCGCTTGTGGCCGTCGAGAATGACGCCGTCGCACGACATACAGCGCATATGCGCCGGCAATTTCTTCTCGTCGTCCGCCGGCCGGAGCTGCTCGAACAAGAGCGGCTGGAATGCGCGGCAGTGCGGACACGGCAGATACAGGTAGCGTTGGTCGCCGGCCTCGAAGTCCGCCGTGATGGCGCACTCGCCAACGATGCCAGGCGTTGAGCCCTGCCATTCCTTGGCGAGATCGCCATAGGCTTTCTGACGGGCGCGGGCCTGGTCGCGCGGGCTACCGCGGCCATCGACGTCCCGCGGATAGCCGGTGACCTCGTCCATGGCCAGATACTTGATCGAGACCATCTGCAGGCCCTTGGACGAGCCCGCATTCACGATCTGGCAGAAGCCGCCAGCAAAGCGCTTGAACGCCGTGGTGGAGGCTTTCTCGTCGCGGCTGTTGACCTTCGCGACCTTATGGTTCCACTTCACCGAGGCCTCGATCGTCGGATCGAGCTTCACGCGGTTGAACTTCGTCGCCTCTTCTAGCGTCGGCAGCACGATCATCATGGTGCCAGGCGCGCAATCGACGATGAAGCCGAACCAGTTCTCGATCGCTGTCGATTTGCCCAGCTGAGCGGCCCATCGTGCAGTGACCCGGCGCGCCGGATGGTCCGGATGCAGACAGTCCTGCGGCTCCCGCAGATACGGCACGCGATCGGTCCGAAACTCGCCCGGCCAGGGCGAACCCGATTCCGCCGACACCATGCGCTTGCGATCAGCCCACTCGCTGATCGTCAGCTCCTCCACCGGCCGCGACGCCGCCGCCATGCCGCCGAACAGCACCTTGGCGCCGATCGGCACATGCGGAAACCGCAGGCGCGGATCGTGGAAGCTCATTGCAGCGACGGCTCCACCACCGGCGCCGTGGTGTCGCCCTGCTCGGCTGCCATCTCGCCGCGGTTGATCGCATCGAGACGCTTCAGCATTTCCGAATGGAACACCTCGGTGCCGCGGCGGGCATAGCTCCTCAACACCAGGCGGACGATCCGCTCGTCCCAACCGTACTTCACCGATGCCGACGCCGCCTCGCCCTCGACCGCTCGATCGAAAGCGCTATGCATCAGCGCGACGGCTTCGCGACCCGCCTTGTCAACCTCCGCGACGAGCGTGAGCTCGCCGCGGCGTTCGGCGAGATCCATCTCGCGCATCTCGGCGTCCGCTTGCGCTTTGCGCGCGGCGCCATCTGACTGCGATCCGGCGAACCGCCGTGCAGCGACCGGCGCGGCGGCCGAAGATTGGGCCGGCGCTGCCGACTTGCGGAGCCGAATGTTCTCGGACCGATGCGCAGCGAGCGCGCTGTACTCAACGAGGTTTGATTTGCCCTCGCGGCGCTGCGGCAGCGCCTCGGAATGTTGTTTCACATAGCGCGAGAGGGTCGAGCGATCGACTGCGTCGCCGGCAGCGGTCAACCGCTCCGCCGCGACCGTGATCGATATCCACTCACCCTCGTCCATGCGTGTGATCCGTGCATCCTCATGTGCAGCACACGCGTTCACGTGTACCGCTTGTAAATCGATCTACTGGCGAGATCTCAGGGGCTGCGACCCCGTCTGAGGAGAAAATACCCCTCTACGGTCCCTCGCAGGGGGGCCACACTGGTGCGGTGTGGCACCACTCGTTGCCGCCCCGACACACCATCGCGGCTGGTCGGGCAGCGGTCGCGGAGCCGCAAGATCTCGCGGTCAAGGCAGCACCCGCGATATTTCATGGGCGATGCGGTTTGCGATCCCAGCACTCCCCTTGCGGAAGGTGTCGGCGGTCTCATCCTTCACCAACTCACGCGCGATGTTTGGGCCGAACAGCGGCTTGAGTGGCCCTCGATCATCACCGGTGCGAACATAGACCCGGTTCCCATAGGCAGGGACCATGAACGCATGCTTGAACATCTGCCGTCGCCCCCAGGGGGCGGCGCTTACGCCGCGCTTGCCCTGCCGCGCACCGAACAGGTTGAGGTTGGTCTCATCACCCGTCGCCTTCAGCACGTACTCCAGCGACACAGGTGTCGCCCGCACGGTCTCGACCGCCTTGTTGATCAGGCCGTACTTGATACCGGTCTGCCGCACTAAGGCCCGCTTAACCTGCGTCCGCCCCTTGTCGCCCTCGTGATTGAGCGTGCGCATCATGACCCGACGCGCCAGACCATCACCGAGCGCGCCGAGCTGGTTGCCGAACCGCTGCATAACGCGGTCACGCTGTTCGATGCGGACTTCGAGCATAGCGCTCCTAAAGGGGGCCGCTTGCTGCTGTGGAGCGCAAGCGGCCCAAGTCTAGGGAGGAAACGCCCAAGGAGGGCAGCGATAGCGCGAGCGCTACTGCACACCCTAGAACGCAAAAAGCCCGGCACGATGGCCGGGCAGAAAACGCTGGACGCTGCTGATTGATTACATGGCCGGCTCCCGGTGTTGATGGCTCAACAGAGCTTCAACCTTCCGGCAAAGAAAAACCCGGCTCGAAGGCCGGGCTTTCTGTCTGACGCTTCGCGCGTCTCATTGCCTCAGTGAGGCCGATGAGTGCGCCGAGGGCCTTGGCCCCCTCACGATCCGTTCCAACATCCGTGGGATGTCAGACCGGCTCGATCTGATTAAGTTCGACAGGAACTTTTGTCAGGCGTCCGAATATGGAGATCAAAACACTGAGTCGGCCCTTGGAGTCCAGCCCGTCGAAATGAGCTGGAAAGCCACCGATCGGTCCATCCACCACGCGCACAGCATCGCCGACCTCATAAAGATCATTGACGAGTTCGCGCTTGCTACGTGGCGTGTTCGACGTCAACACCACGTCGATCAACCGTCCGCACCAGTAGTCATTCAGCGAAGCGATCCAATCGCCGAATTGCAGCAGATCAATCATACCGACGATCGCGGGGCGACTTCCTAGAAGATCCGCCGAGTAGCCCGGCACAAAGATCAGTCCCGGAAACACCGGCACAATAAAGCGCCGCTTGATCTTGCGCTCCCCGGAGCCCCATCGCGAGCGCTGACTGACCACCTTGTCCTTTGGCATTGTCGGCGAGTACGCGTCGATACCGCGGATCTTGAGGGCACGCATAACCTGCGCTTCTCGACCCGGCTGCACCCGATACGCAAACAACTCTTTCTGTCGCATTTCGACAAGCCAGGCCGGCACCCTGATGGCCGTAGCGACATCATCCGTCATCACGTTGCGCCCCATCTATCGCTTCCCCATCTTCCGTGTACGTTGTCCCGTCCTTCTTTGGAGGCCATGGCCATGGCGCACGCGCGCCCTCGCGCAGATGCTTGCGCACGGCGACCGTCACGAAATCGTCAAGCAAGCGGTCCCATGCCGCAGCCTGCTGAGATGACAACTCGACCCATTGATCGCGGGCTGGCATGGCGGCGAAGGCGAGCAAGCGCGACGTGATCGGGAGGCGATAAGAGATGCTGCCGTCGATCTTGCTGCGCATCGCGATCCGGACGAATTCCAGACTACCGGCAAGATCGTGGATCGCGACGATCGCTTTCGCTTCAGCGCTGTTCGCCGCGTAGCTGGTCAACTTGGCCGGCACCTCAGCCGCCTGCGTTTTGAGCAGCGTCCAGCGTTTTTCCTCCAGGTACGTGTAGCCCGCTGGGATGCCCTTGCGGCCGATGCGCTTCAGGTAGTCGAGGAACGGTCCGAGGTTGTCGAGCGCATCCCTGCGTTCCTCCGACGTCAGATTTTCGGCAGCGGCAGCGGTGCGTTGCCGAGCATCGCCAGCAGCGGTCGGCCATCGAGCCTCGAAATCGACTATGAACCTTGCCTGTTCCTCGCCTCGCGCGCGCGCATCTCTCTCACTTCGTTCTGTAAGGGGACGTTCTAAGGGGGCGTTATTGGTGCCCGCGTATGCGTGGGCACCCGGTGCCCGCTCTGGGCGGGCACCCCCGTGCCCATCTAGGCGGGCACGGGGGGTGCCCGCTGGTGGGCACCCCCCGTCTCGTTCTGCGTCATCTGCATGGCTCGACCTTTCATCGTCGGCGACCGCTTCGCCGGTATCATCGTCGCGATCGAGCACAACGCGATACGCATAGGACGCGCTCGGCTGCGATGATTCATCTCCGCCGTCGCGCCGCTTCTTTTGCACCCAGCCGGCATCACACAACCGCTCCAGCGAGCGCTGTAGCGTCGCCCGGCCGACGTTGATCTCCTTCGCCATGCGCACCTGACTGCGCATACACCAGCCCGCGCGGTCGATGTGTCGGCCGAGCAAACAAAGCACGCGCAGATCGCTGCCTTCAAGCGAGGCATCGATCACGGCGCCGGCAGGAATTACAGATAGCCGCGGGCCGCTCATCGCAGGTCTCCGCTAGCTGCAGCCCGCGTGCGGGCGTGAATAGCCATGGTCATTCCGATGGTGATGCAGTGAAACTGGACGCGGGACGCAACAGGACGCGGTGTTTATTCGGCTGCGGATGCCGGCAGTGGCGGCAGCAAGATCCGTTCGACAATTTTTGACGGGCATGCGCTCGAAAGCGCCGCGATCGACGGCATTGGCGAGCCGCGTGAACCACTCATCGGGCAACGTTTTGGACGTCCGCAAAGCGCCCCGATCGGTCACCTCGCGCTCGACCAGAGCACCCAGCTCGGCTCCATCCTTCACCAGCATGCAGATCGCCTCGGACAGCTTTCTTGCAATCTTGGCGTTGTCGGTATCGCCCAGCACCTGCAGAAGGTATTCGTGTTCTGCGCTCATGCAGCCTCGCTACAAGCCAGCGCCGCGCACTCGATCCGCCCATCGCAAAGCGGCGTGCCATTCCCCTCGATCTGATCGAGGTCGAGCCAAAATTCGACGCGGTGTTCTTCGCGAGTGCCGACCGTCTCATGCTGCGTGACGCGGACCATCCCGCAGCGAATGCATTGGCGCTCAGTCTTGAAGTGATAGGGCACGCGGTCCTTCGTCCAGAACTGTTCGCCCACGCCCCATCGATGACGCTTGGAGGTGCCGGCCATCACGTCACCTGCGCCGGCTGGAGGTCGGCCCGCTGGCGCTGCCCGGCCGCCTGCAGACGTGAAGAACGCATGTCGAGCGCGCTGCGGCCCGGCAGCGGGTCGCCGAAGAACGCGGCTGTGATGGTCGTATGCGAAAGCGTCAGCCGCTCGTCGCGATCGGCCGCGCATGCCGGCGGCACGTCAGCGTTGCGCACATCGTCCAATCGACGGGGCGGCGCTTGGAGCCCCTTGACCTGCTGATATTTCTGGCAGCAGACGCCAGGGTTGCGTCGGAGGGCGCTGTCTATGTCTTTGAACTCGCGACGCTCGACATCACGCATGCGCACGATCGCAGCAACTTCCGCATCGGTGAAAGCACGCGGCGCCGCCTTTGGCTTCTCACCAAACGCCGCCCGGCGGTTCAGCTTCTCCATTCGGTTAATGCAGGCACGCTCAGTGCGACCAAACGCGTCGGCGATGACATCGTATGTGATGCCGTTCGAGCGAAACTGACGTAGCTTTCTATCGTCCTCGGCGGTCCAGTATCGACGGTCCATCAGCGCACCACCTTGCGCTGGCGATCCCATTTCTCGCCGTCCGCAATCATCAGCGCGGCGCCGCGCACGAGATCACGGCGGAACCCTACCGGCTTGAACCAGGCAATATCCCACGGCCAGAATTTGGGGACGCAGATCAGACGATCGTTAACTACGTCGGGTCCGTCCGTCAGATGCTTTTCCGCCGTTAGCGCATACGCCGCGCCGGCCGCCGCCAGCTCCCCATGCGCGTGCAAATCATCATGCGCAGTATCCCACCCCTCCGCATCGATCTGCCGATGACGCTCTGCGATGACTACTTGCATAAACGGCGACAGGGGACGTCGAATATGCAGGGCCTCGAAAACTCTCCGCAGCGCGAATGAGCGTGCGATCGAGAGCACGGTCATGATGGCAGCGAAGATCAGGTTCTGTCGGAATGAAACCGCGACGCCCAGCATCGGCAGAAAAACGATCTGCGCAACCAATCCGATGCCGAAGCCGACCGCAATATTGATGATGCTCTCCAGCATCGACATGAACTTAGACTGCTTCATTGCCCCAGCCTTTGCTTGATCGCTCGCTCGTTCTCTTGAAGCCAAGCCAAACTCGTTCGCGCAGCTTCGAGCCGCGTGATCTGATAGGCGTTGACGGATGTTTTCTTGTCGCGCCGGCATTGCGCAATTTGTTGATCGAGAGCTTCGATCTGCGCTGTGAGGAAAACCGTTGGCTCACAGCGCCACCTCCGGCATCTGGTCCACCGACGAGGAAGCTATGAGTTGCTCAAGCTCGACCTGTTCAGGCTTTTGACGATCGGTGCGCAGAGGTGACCATTCCGGCATATCGCCAGTGATCACGCACTCGCGGCGCGCTGCATATACTTCGAGGGCTGACAGGAACTTCACGCCGCTATCATTGATAAACGGCTTGTCGTCATCGCCGATGTCGGCATAGCCGTCACCGACAACGCTTCGCACGAGCTGCGCCGGCACGTCACGCCGTGCACTCAGCGCATCGAGCGCGGTCCACGTCTCGAATTCGCCTGCGCCGAGATGAGCTCGCAATGCCTCAACTTTGCCCGGCCGCGGCTGCGCATCGTCAATGACCCGCGGCGCTTCTGTTTGCCTCTCGCCGATCGGAGCAGGCGCGGCGGCCAGGTCCGACCGAACGGCGTTAACGGTTGCGACCCCGGCGGTTACATCAGCCGCGATCGGCACGACCGGAGCATCACCGATTGTGTCAGGGTCCAGTTCGGGCGCCGCCTGGTTACCCCAAGCGAGCCAATCGGCCGGCAGCGGGTGTTGATCATCGACACGAGCGAACAACTCTAACACCGGCATGCCGCCCGTCATGGTATGGATCATGTTGCGATAGTGCTCAGGCTTGCGCGAATGCTCGCGCTTACGTTCGCGGAAATTCGACTTGAATTTTTCGTCGGTCGCCGGCTTCGGCAGACCTCGTCCGCGCTTAAACATCAGGAGCACTTCGTCCTGATCAAACACCAGCACGCCGCCGCCCTGGTCGAGCGGATGCTCCTCATCGGTTTTGGTCCAGATGAAGGCGGTGCTGTAAGCATCGAAGCCCCAAGACTTCGCGACGGCCCAGGCGAGCGGCATATCAACGGGAGCATCGAACACCTCCCCCGTTTCGGGATGAGTGATCTCCACCATAATCTTCTGCAGCGCGTACATGTGCGCGCGCGGTATCCACAGGAACAGCCACGCATCTGGCAGCAGCCGCTCCTTAACAGGCATCGCGCAGATCTCGTCCCACGTCATCGTGTCGTAATGGTTTTCATAAGACCGATCGGTCACACCCTGCTTCCGCTCCCAAGGCGGGTCAGCATAGATGCACGGCACATTTTGGCCGTGGGGCGACAGCTCGCGCGATGTCTCAGACAGCGCCCTCGCTAGATCGCGCCGCGCCTGCCGCTGCTCGTTCTCCCTGTCGATCTTCAGCACGTCAGTGA